TCACAAAAGAATAGATATGTCTAAAATATTCAGCACACAATTTAATAAAGGAAGTTTGATAGACAATGTTAGTACGACAGCTTTAACTATTACTGGTTCACCTGTTTTAAAAGATACTGAAAAAGGAATGGCTTTTAGCACTTCAGGCACTACTCAAAAAGCAACACTTGCAACTTCTTTCGGAGCTTTGACAAAAGCAACAATAGTTTGGTGGGGTAAAAACTATAAACTTCAAAATTCTGCTGGTTTAAATATAGCGTCAGCGGGAAATGTGCCTTTACTTTGGATGAACTCTGCTAGTGATGGAAACTGGTATTTTTCTGTTGGTGATACAGTAGGAAGATATGGATATTGTGCGTTGACTAACTATCATAATATGATGCAAGTAGTGATGGTTTATGATGGAACGCAAGCGGGTAATGCTAAAATAAAAGCGTATGTAAATGGAGTACAACAAACTCTAACCTATGTAGGAACAATCCCAACCCAAACTCTAACTTCAGGAACTTTAAATATAGGATATGATGTCGCTGCTACAAATTATAGCCAGCAAGATGTTTTAAAAGGCGAAGTCCACAACACAGCTTGGACTCAAACCGATGTAAACAATGACTACTCTAAATTTCTAAAAGCTACCAACATCAAAAAACCAAAGTCTATCTTAAAGATGAAACCTAATGCTTTAAAGGAGAGTGGACTTACTGCGGCTTGGAATATGACAAGACAAGGTGGCAAGTTTAATGATATTTCAGGAAATGGCAATAATTTACCTCTTATGGTTAATTCAACAACAGGAACAGATGGAGTTAGATTTCCACTTTCAACTTCTTATGTTGGTTCAAACACACCTTTAGCGATAACCGATACTTCGGACTATACTATTATGGCAACAGTGAATTTAATCCCTGGGACTAGTCAATATGATATTTTAGACAATGTTAATGGAACTAATAGAACAGGTTTTTGTATTAACAATAATTTAATAGGTATAAATAGTTATTATTCTGCTGCTAGAGTAGGTAGAGTTGGAATTTTACCAATCGGTACTGGCTCAAAAGCAACTTTAATAGCTGGAAGAGTTGGTGGAGTATATTTCGCTTATGTTAATGGAGTAGCTGATACTCTATCTTCAACGGCTGGACTAGTTGAACCATCAGGGATTGTTCCGTTATGTATTGGTGGTAGGTCAGGATTCGGAGATAACTTTTCAGGAGAAATACAAGATATTCGTGTTTATAATCGTGGTATAACTGCAGCTGAAGCTAGAAAATACCACAACTCACAAATAAAAACCACTCTCCTAGAAGACTTCTCAAATAATGGAGCTGATGGGGTAGTAAAACCACCAGAGGGATGGAGAGCTGGAACAACAACTGCATCAATTCAAGAACAAACAACTACAGAAAATCAGTTCATTAAAAAAGGAATAAAAGTTTTAAATTTTACAGGTTCAGGAACAATGATTTTGCCAGCACCATCTACAGTCAATGCTTATAATCAAATTTCTTATTGGTATTGGAATGGTTCAACTTGGGCAAATAGAGTTGGTTTACTTGGAGCACCAGTAACAGGAGTTGCATTATCTGGAGGACTTTTAACTTTCACATCAGCACAAGCAAACGATAAAATCGCACTTATTAAAATTAAAGATGGTATAACATTATAATGAGTGAGAAAGAAGTAACACGCATAGCAGTATTAGAAACTAACGTAACAAACATTATGGATAAACTTGAGGAATTTCAAGCAGAAAATAAAGAACAACATATAGCTTTAATGAAAAAACTTGAAGAAGTTGTTTCTAATAAAGCAGATAAATGGGTGGAGAAAGTATTAATTTGGTTTGCTATAACAGTCGGCACAGGTCTCATAAGTTATTTAGGATATTTATTATTAAAATTAATTGAATTAAAATAATGGAAAATCAATGTAATTTCGGAGGTATAGAAAGAGAACAAAAAGAACAAGATGTCTTATTGGGTTCATTCGCTCCTGTAGCTACCAGACCAGCTACCTATATGCCATCTTTCAATGGTGTGATAGAAATGCAAGCAAAAACGCCTAGTTGTGGAGCACACGCAGGACAAGCATTGAAACAAGTTTTAGAAAACTTTGAAGGTTCACCAGAGTTTCTTTGGAAAGAAATTCGCCTTGCTGATAAACTAACACCAAATGATGGTTCAACTGGTGATACTATAATGCAAGTCTTAAAAAAGACTGGTATATGTTCAATCAAAACAATGCCAAACAATTATTCTCTTTCTAATAAAGATTATGTAGACCCATCAACCCTAACACCAGATATGGTTTCAGAAGCATTACAGCATACAATTTCAACTTATGCGGCATCTTGGAATCCAACTTGGGAACAACTCAAACAAGCTATATATGACCACAAAGCAGTAATAATGTTGCTTCGTGTCGGTGCAGAATTTTGGACACCATCTTGGTTAGAAAAAGATATTTTACCTTTAAAAACTAATATACCTATTACTTCAGCTCACTGGGTAGTAGCTTATGCCTATGATGAAAACTATATTTATTTTATCAACAGTTGGAGTAGTGCTTGGGGTAGAAATGGTATTGGATATTTTGCTCAGGATTATATGTCACGTTGCGTAGAAATACTAACAGCAGTAAATTCAGAAGCCAAATATATTTTTACTAAAACTTTGAAATTAGGAAGCAAAGGGTTTGATGTGAAACAGCTACAATTAAAATTAGGAATCACAGCAGATGGTTACTTTGGTCCACTCACAAAACAAACAGTTATAAAATTTCAATTAGAACATTCTCTTGTTGGAGATGGTATCGCTGGACCTTTGACATTTGCAAAACTTTCTTAATAATAATATAATTATAGTATTGGGAGAGAACAAAAAATATTTAATGTCTCACACCAATAAAATATGTTCGATGTCTCTCTGGTTTTGATTGAGTTCTCTACTGGAGTAAACGCACAAAAGAATCCCAATATGAGGGATTTTTGTTTTAAAATGTTATAATATATACAACTGGATATATTGCCCTTATCCAAAATGTTCTTCACCACAACTCATAGTCGCATTGGACTACAATTTAATTTTAATAATAAAACCTTTCTAGGCAACATAAAGTACGGGCGACTCCCGTATTTTTTTGTTGGAATATGGTATAATTAATATAAATATTGTTATTTACAATTAAAAAAGGAGGTTATTATGTTTTTACTTTTAGTGTATTATGCAGACGATTTATATGCGTATAAATCCCCAGTTTGCCAAGACTTATTCCCACGCTACCAACAATGTTATCCAAACATTAAAGTTACTATCTCAAACGACCAGACAACTATTGACGTACCTATTACCGACTTATCTTTAGAGTGGAAAGGAGGTAATTTATGAACTACGACTTTCAAAAAACTCTCTTTTGCAGAATTTGTAATAGAGACACAGCGCACGATTTTGTCTTTGTAGATATTTATGACAGTCAAGTATTTTATACTTGTAGTTGTGGAGTTTGTATAGAAAAACAAGGTGTAGATTTCAAATCTACTTCAGGAACTATGTCTATCGAAAGATGGATAAGAAAGGGGGAAGAAAAATGAAAATCAAAGAAGGCGATATTGTAACAGATGAGGAGCTTCAAAAAGAACAATGGATTTTTGTTCGTGATGCAAATAATTGCAATGTTTATCGCAAAAACGATAGATGTATGTTTGTCTCTAAAAGTAAAAAACGAGTAATCCTTATTTTTGAAACAGGTGAGCGTTATGCAACAAGTTAAGAACCTAGACTATATGTTTGGGTTCTTTTTTAATATGGTATAATTAATAAAGGAGGTGATCTGGCTAATCTTATCACTTTCAAATAAAATGAATAATCATAGTTTAAGAACAATCGGTATTTTAGCAATAGTATTCGTAATAGCTGGACTACAAGCCATAAAAGGTAGTGTGGGGGGCGATTTTACTCTAGTTTTAGCGGTTTTAGGCTTCGTAGAACACGCTTTAGCTGGAAATACTACTACATAGACTTTAATCCCCTTAAAACGCAATTTCAAGCGTTCAAGGGCAATTATGAGGTACTTTCTCATCACAATAGTAGCACTATGTTTCTTTGTTACTACAATACACGCTCAAGCTCCCAATGCACTTTTAAAAGACAAACCCATTGATGAGCAAATTGAGTACTGGGCAGATTATTACAAGACAGATACAAACACTTTAAAAGCCGTAATAAAGTGTGAAAGTGATTACGATATAAACTCCATAGCATACAACGATGGAGGGTCGGGACATAATTCAATAGGTTTACTACAGTTTCAAGAGTCTACTTTCCTAACGTGGGAAAAGAAGATAGACGAAGACTTGAACTGGGATTCTCCTTTTGACCAAATCAAATTAGGAGCATATATGTTTTCTAAGGGTCAAAAACATCAATGGACGTGTTTCCGTATTTTACACAAAAATGGTAAAATATAGATGCACCGAACACACAAATACCATAAAGTCGGATAGCCAAATAATTTAATATCTTCCCCTGTCGACGCAGGGTTTCCAAAAAAGACTACATAATCTAACAGATGTTGTGTAGTTTTTTTGTTGTATGTTATAATATATGGTATGGGAATGCACAAGACGTATAAAGGTGTGCTTGTAGAAAATTATTTAAAAAAATTTCCTAATACTCAATCAACCACTTTAGCAAAAAAAATATATGCAGAAAATTCTGCAGAGTTTACTAGTGTTGAAACTGTCAGAAGTATGATAAGAGAAAAACGAGGACTACACGGGAAATCACACCGAAAAGCTGTCCCAGATAAAACGTTCTTCGTGAAACCAAACTCTCTAAAGAACCCATATAATCTACCTAATTCAGATGCAAAGAAACCAAAGACATTTACAATCCCCAGCAAAAATAATCGTATTCTAGTAATCTCTGACTTGCATATACCATATCACGATATACAGGCCCTCACAGTAGCCCTAGACTATGGAAAGAAACAAAATATAAATACAATTTTAATCAATGGCGATTTGATAGACTTCTATCAGATTAGCCATTTTATTAATATGGAACGCCGACGAAGTGTAGCCGAAGAAATAGAAATGACAAAAGAATTTCTTTCTACACTCAACAAACACTTTCCAGATGCAAAGATATTTTATCTAAAAGGAAATCACTGTAACCGATTAGAAATGTATTTAGCCAACAAAGCTCCAGAACTTTTAGATGTAGAAGAATTTAGACTAGACTTCCTCTTAGAAGCAGAGAAGCACAATATGGAAGTAATCCCAGACACAACACTAGTAAAAGCAGGAAAGCTAAATATCACACACGGACATCTTTTACTTCGTGGAGTATTCTCGCCAGTAAACTCGGCCAGAGGAGCTTTCTTAAAAGCCAAAGCATCTGTTTTAATCGGACACTCACACAAAGTATCAACACATACCGAAACTACTCTAAACAACAAAACAATAGTATGCTACTCAACAGGTTGTCTTTCAGAACTTTCCCCAAGTTATACCCCTTTCGGAAATAACTATCAGCACGGCTTCGCATATATTGAAACAGAACCAAATGGAAATTATAAAGTAAAAAATATCCAACTTGTGAATGGAATGATAATAAACTAATAAAATAATTTGATGGAAAAGATAAGTTTACAAGATTATATAATAACTAAGTGGGTTCAAAATCACTATGAGAAAAAAATCAAAAAGCCTAACGAGGAAAATACAAGACGAGTTGTGGGAAGAGTGCAGAAGAATAACAAAAGAAAGGTATCTAAAAGATAATAAATTCTATTGTTTCACTTGCGATAAAGAAATAGCTGGAAGTAATTGTCAGCTAGGTCATTTTATTCCAAACTCTGTCGGAGGTGCATTGCTTCGTTATAATCTAAATAATCTTCGTCTTCAATGCTACTATTGCAACATAAATTTAGGAGGAAATGGAAGTGAATTTTATAGAAGACTTGTAAAAGAGAAAGGACAAGAACATATTGATAATCTATTTGAACTAAAACAACAAACAACAAAAGCGATAGACCATTATATCAAACAGTTGACAATATATAAGAGTTTATGATATAAAGATATTAACAGTTGCTTTGGAAATATATTAGATTTATAATTTCTTATATGACCAAAGGCAAGAACACAATTAAAGATTCTGCAACCACAAAGTCTTTAGCTGTGTCTTTGGTCAGACACTTAAAACACCAATCGTAAGAAAGGTGTTTTTTGCTATATCGGTTCATTAAAAAAGGATGGCTCTAATTTGGGTAATAGTGATTTATTTTTTCACCCCCCCTTTTTTTCTTTTTCATTTCTTTTTTCTTAGGACTTGTTTTCTTTAAGTTTTTCATTTTTAGATTATCCAAATACAATGCAATCAACAGAAGACATATTAAAAGAAAGAATAGAAGCTTTTAGACAAAATCCTAAAGAGTCTTTAAGAGTTAAAGGAAAAGAATACCAGAAAGATTGGAACTATGCAGTAAACTGTTTTAAAGAAAGAATAAATAAAGATATGAGAAAAGAAAAAAAGCCAGAGTTTGATTTTATTGTGGTAAGACAGAAACTTGTAGCTTTAAAAGAGATAGACGATTTAAGATGGTTTTATAGAGAATGTTGTAAATATGCTGGAACTTATCCAAAAGGAAGTAGGGTAAGAAATACTTTTAGTAAATGTTTTTGGGGAGCTTTAAAAATAAAATAGTTATCCACAGTTTATTTGACAGATGTATTACACTTGCTATACTAGATATGTAAGGGATTCGTCACCCCGAACATATTAATAAAATATTAAAATTATGGATAAAGAAGAAAAGTTTAATTGTGATAGGTGTGAAGATAAGGGTTACTTTGAAAAAACAGAATGGTCGGGAACAGATGACAGTTACGACATTACTAGAAAATGTGATTGCCAAGATGATTAAAATAGAACTAACAGAACAAGAAGCAGAACTATTAATAACTAATCTAGAATATGTAATAGCAGAAGGTTGGCTATCAAACACAACAAAAGTAGTCTTTAAAAATATTATCAATAAAATAGAAAACAATGAAAAAAATAACTAGATGGTTTAATGGAGAAAGTTTTAGTGCAATGTTCGTGCAAGCCATATTACTTGTCGGAGTAATATACATAATAATGATGATGCTCTATGTAGTATCACCTAAATAAAATGAGTGAACTAGAACTAATAACAAAAGAAATAAATAGCGAGTTGGAAAAAGTAGAGATTCAAAAAGTTTTACTAGCAACAACTTTTAAAGGATTAAGTTTAGGAAATATGAAGATGGCTATGTTTGAAGGAATGAGTAGAGGATTTTCTTTTAAGAACTTCTTACAAAAAGACGTATATGCAATTCCTTTTAAAGATAAATATTCTCTTATTACTTCAATAGACTATGCAAGAAAGATTGGTGCTAAGTCTGGAGTAGTAGGTAAGAGTGAACCAAAATATGAACCAGTAGAAGGAAAAATAAATACTTGTACTATTACAATTAAAAAGAAAACTGGAGATTATGTTGGAGATTACACAGCTACAGTATATTTTGATGAATACAATACTGGAAAAAATCTTTGGGTAACAAAACCTTATACAATGATTGCGAAAGTAGCAGAAATGCACGCCTTAAGGTCAGCTTGTCCTGAAGAACTATCTCAAGCGTATGTGGAAGAAGAAATGCAAAAAGAGACGGTCGAGGACATAGTAGAGGATAAATTTCAAGAAGAAATAGATGCAATAAAAACTACTGATGAACTTAAAAAATACTACCTAGCCAATAAAGGAAAAGGAAAAGCATTTGATAAAGCAGTATTAATAAAAAAATCACAACTTAAAAATGAAAATTTATAATTGCGAACAAAAAAGTGAAGAGTGGTTTAAAGTTAGAGAACTCAAACTAACAGCAAGTAAGGCACAGGCCATAGGAAACGCGAAAGCAGGTCTTGAAACTTTAATAACTAATATGATGGCAGAATACTATTCAAGCGCAGAAAAAGAAAACTATTCTGGAAAAGATACAGAACGGGGAAACGAACTTGAACCAGTAGCTAGAGAAATGTACGAACTAGAGCAAGGAGTTGAAGTAGAGCAAGTAGGATTTATTGAAGAAAGTAAGCACGTTGGTTGTAGTCCTGATGGGTTGGTCGGTAAAGAAGGATTACTTGAAATAAAATGTTTGAATGACGTTAATCATTATTGCATTATAAGAGACGGATATGGTGGAATAGATACCCAATATATCTGGCAGACTCAAATGCAGATGCTCATAACAAAAAGAAAATGGTGCGACTTAGTGTTTTATAATCCAAACTTTGAGAAGTCTATGGTTATATTCAGAATAGAGCCAAATGAAGAAACTTTTGAAAAATTAAAAATAGGTATTAAAAAAGGTCAAGAATTAATAAAACAACAATTAAAATAATGAAAAAATATAACTTATCAGTTCCACAAAAATATATAAGTAATGGAGTAGAAAAAACATTCTGGTCAAACGTAGGTACAATGACGGAGTTTCCCAAACAAGATGGTACTACTTCAAGAATAGTAGAAATTCCAGCGATAGGACTAAAAGCTAGTGTATTTCCAATAGTACCCAGAGAGCAATATCAAAAGCCAGTAGAAAAACAGGGTCCAGTACCAATGACAGAAGGAGTCGAATACCCTGAAGACATTAATCCTGATGATATTCCATTCTAATGAAAATAATACTACCAGCACAAATAGCACCACCAAGATTAAGAAAAGACGGCTCAGCTAGTATATCTTTTGATACTAGAGAGTTATCAGCAGAAGAAATATTCACGATTATGAGTTTAAGACAGTCAGAGGGATGGCTTTGCTTTGCACCAAATGAAGCAGAGATTGAAGTTCCAACTGGAAACGTAGAAATAGGTGAAAAGACACCTAGTGAGAGATTAAGAGCAGTTTTGTTTGTTTGGTATAAACAAGAAACAGATGCTGGTCGGTATGTTGGCTTGTTTGATAACTTTAGAAAAACTAAAATGGAATCTATTATTGAAGGAGTTAAATCTAAACTTAACTAAAATGACCCAAAAAGACTTCGTAATCAACAAATTAAACACAGATGGCTTCATTACTCGTAATTACTGTTTAAACCTCTATAACATTCAAATTAGACCAAATATAACCCGTCTGGGAGCTATTATAAACATATTAAACGGCGAAGGATGGCAAATTGAAGGAAAACACGAAAAAGGGGATTTTGTTTACGAAGTAATAAACTCTCCAAAGAAGAAAATAACTTATAAGGTAGTCGGATTAGATAAAGAAGTAACATTATGGAACTAGAACCAAAACAAAAACATACAGAGTCAATGTCTTTTAGACTCCCGAAAGAAATGAAAAAGAAGTTGCTAAAACTATTAAAGGACAATCACTTTGAAAAGTCGGACTTTATTAGACAAAGTATTAAGGAATCTATGAGTTCCTTTAAATAACTATGAATAAACAAATAGAAGAACAAATAAAAATAGTAGATTTGTATACAGTGTCTGGAGTGCCTGTTTATCAATTAAAAAAAATGTGCAGAGAAGCTAAAATAAGTTATCCAAAACTTATGAAAGAATTGAGAGGTCAAACTTGTGCAGTAGTTGGTAATATAGGAATAATATACCCTTGCGACATTATTAGATTTATAAAACATTTACCAGTAATTGATTAAATAATTATGAATAAACAAATAGAAAACTTAATAAGAAAATCGTTTTGTAAAGATATTGAAATAAAGATATTAGAAAAGGAAATAAACGAGTATGCTATAAACAAGGAAGTTATTATGGAAATATTAAAAGAACTAATAAAAGAATATGAATAAAAATTCCTGCTGTAGTGAATGTGAAAACATAACAAGAGATAAAGACGGCGAAGAATCTGCTGATTGTAGTGATGAAAGTTGTAAGTGTCATAAGGAAGAAGAATGTAATTTTATGCAAATAGGTAGAACATTTCAATGTAGTAATTGCCACCCAGAAAAAGGATATGCTGACTATCATAAGGAAGTAGTTTGTGAATGTATCTGCCACGATGAACCTAAACAACCAGTAGAACAAGAACCAGTAATTCCTAATAATTATCCTCCTGAATTAGAACAAGAAAGTTGGGAAGCAGAATGGAAAGATAGAAATCAATACTATATTATCCCTAAAGAAATTATAGAAGATATTACAAAGTTTTTCTCTGCTGAAATATCTAAAGCTAAAGAATCTACAAAGAGAGAGTGTTGTGAAATTGCCGAGCAATGGTTTACTGTAAATCCTACTTATAGAACCAAAAAAAGATTATTAGAATCAATTAACAACTTAAAGTAAAACTAACCGATGGTAAATAGCCATCTAAACAAATGAGATACATAAAAATTAGAAAAGATGAATTATATACGAGTAAAGATAGTGCTACCTTAAACACTAAAACAATGCAGTGGGAACCTGCTAAACCAGAATTATATTCTTGTAATCCAAAAGAATGGTTTATACATAACATTTTAAGAAAGCATTTTACCTTTGGTCAGCCATATTGTGTCGTATGTGGATATGCAGAATTATTAATTAAATAGCCATCTAAGAAATATGGCAAAATCACAAGTACAATTTACAAAAGACAACGAATACTATACTCCTAAAGAGTTCGTTGATAGGTTTGGCGAGTTTGATTATGACCCAGCAACTACAAAGGAAAAATCAGAAGATTTGTGTATAATAAACTACGACACAATAGAAACTGACGGACTTTCTAAAGACTGGACTAAATACAAGAGAATTTGGATAAACCCACCATTTACTATAAAGCATAAGTTTTTAGAGAAAGCGTGGCAGACATATCAAGAAGCAAAAAATGAAATATATATCTTATTCCCGATAGAGTTTATTACAACGGCAAGATTTCACAATTCAGTAAAAGGGGGAAAAATATATATTCCAAATGGTCGTATTAACTTTCAAAGTGGTTTAGGTAAAAAAGGAACTTCGCCAGCTTTCGGAAGTGTAGTAATGAAATTACAAGATACTTGGGAAGTAGAAATGATTATTATTAAATAGTAACTAACCGATGGTAAATAGCCATCTAAGAAATATATGGAAAACCAAGTAATATGTGCTGATTGTCTTGTGGCGATGAAAGATATACCCGATAAGAGTATTGATAGTATTGTTACTGACCCACCCTATCATTTAGTTTCAATAGTAAAGAGATTTGGTAAAGAAGGTTCTGCTCCAGCGAAACAAGGCAAGGATGGAAGTTTTGCTAGATTATCTGGTGGATTTATGGGAAAGACTTGGGATGGACTTGGAGAAGATGGAATAGGTATAGCAAACAACCCTTTAATGTGGGCAGAATGTTTAAGAGTATTAAAGCCAGGTGGTTATCTATTGTCTTTTGGTGGAACTAGAACCTATCATAGAATGGCTTGTGCTATTGAAAACGCTGGGTTTGAAGTGAGAGATATGATTGAATGGGTATATGGTTCAGGATTTCCGAAAAGTTTGAATATAGGCAAGGCGGTGGATAAGATACAAGGGAATGAGAGAGAAGTAAGTGGCAAAGACAAGAGTGGTAGCAAGAGAAACTGTATGGCAGGTGATTATACTGGTGGTGAATATGATTTAACCAAAGGCACTTCCGAATGGGAAGGTTGGGGAACTGCTCTTAAACCAGCCCACGAACCTATCTGTATGGCACGAAAACCTTTAGCAGAAAAAACAGTAGCAGAGAATGTCTTAAAGTATGGAACAGGTGGAATAAATATAGATGAGAGTAGGGTGGAAATACCAGAAGGAGATAATAGTGGGTGGAGTGGTAGTGAAACTTGGAACGAAGATAGCACATTTACAGAGAAAGGAAAATGCACAAGTAGAAACAAACCTACTGGTCGCTTTCCTGCCAACCTAATTACAGATGGCAGTGAAGAAGTAAGAGAATGTTTTCCTGAGAGTAATGGAAGTGGCAAGGCAAGAAAATTATCCAGGTCAGCAAAACCTGAACAAGTTGGTTGGGGTATGAATAAGAACGAACCTGATGATGTTGAATTATTAGACGCAGGTTCAGGCAACGCCTCCCGTTTCTTCAAATCAATAATATATCAAGCTAAAGCAAGTAAGAGTGAGAGGAATAAGGGGTGTGAGGGTATGCCTGAAAAAAGACCAGATGAAAGAACTGAAACTGGTATGGGAACATTTGAAGAAAAAGGAGTTGCTAAACAATCTAACTTCCATCCAACAGTTAAACCAATCGCTCTTATGGAATACCTAATCAAAATGGTTACTCCCAAAGGGGGGATAGTATTAGACCCATTTGCAGGAAGTGGTAGCACATTAGTTGCGGCTAAACAAAATGGTTATGGGTATATCGGAATTGAAATGACTGAAGAGTATATACCAATAATTGAAGCTAGATTATCAAGTATAAGCAACACTTTATTTTAATGGATAGACAAGATAAAACAAACTCAATAAAAAGAATCAAAGGATTAATAAAACTCTATAAGTCTAAAAGAGATTATTATAAAGTAGACCATTTAAAGAATTTATTATCAAGAGTGAAATTAACTTAAAGTAATTAGTATATGGTGAGCTGATGGGGGGAATGCTAGGTATCAAAGTAAATCCTAGGCGAAGACGTCCTTTCCCCCACCAGTTCATCATAGAATAAATTAGTATATGAAATGTCCAGTCTGTAACAAAGAAATAACAAGTCTTAGGTCTAGTAAAAAATTCTGCTGTGAAGCACACCGTAGAATGAACAACGAACGATATGTCGGTGAAAGTATCGCAGATGCAATTAAAAGAAAAATGGACAAGAAAAAACGTTTACAAGTGAATAAGAATAAAGTATAATATATACAATGGATGAAGAAAAACTAGATATTAAGAAAGGTGAGATTTACGAAGAGACACTTCCTTTTCTACACTGGAGACTTGAAAACCACACACTAACTATGATTGAAGCGCTTACACTCTACAAAGAGAACTTATTATTAAAACTAAGAGAATAAAATGGGATTAATAAAGAACTTACTTATATTATGCTTTCTGGCCTACATACTGGTAAATCTAGGATTTATAGCTATGGCAGTCGCCGGGATAGTAATATATGGATTAAGGAATGCGGATTAAAACATTATGGCAAATAAAGTAGGAAAACCAGAAACATACACAAAGGAAATAGGAGAGAATTTATGTTCTATGATTGCTAAAGGTAGAAGTGTAAAATCTATTTGTGATATGGAAGGAATGCCGAGTTTAGATACTTTTTATTCTTGGAATAGAAAACATAAAGAATTTGCTGATAACTACACGCAAGCAACAGTAGATAGAACTGAATATCAACTAGAACAATTAAATGAAATGGGAGATATTTCTATTGAAGAGGCAAAGAATGTAAACCCAAAATCTAGTAATGCAGTAGTAAGCGCTTATAAGCTAAAAGCAGATAATATGAAATGGGTTATGGCTAGAATGAAACCAAAGAAATATGGTGATAAAATAGACCATACAACAGGAGGAGAAAAGTTGCAGTTTCAAGTAGTTTCTTTTAGAGATGATAACACTTCCGACAAATGAATATCTTGATAATTTAAAAGATTATCAGAAAGAGTATTTAACAGCTAAGCCACGATACAGAGTAATTATGTGGCATAGAGGAAGTCATAAGACAACTGATACTCTAAACAACCAATTAGTGGCCTGCTTTAAACAAGTAGGTCTTTATTGGTTTCTTGGTCCTTATCTTAACCAAACTGTTTCAACTATATGGACAGACCCAAACACCTCAGTATTCAGATGGATACCAGAAGAGATGCTTAAAGAATTGAAAGTAAATCATAGCGACCATTCTATAACCTTTCCTAATGGTTCAGTCTGGCAGATTAAAGGAGCAGATAAACCTGATTCACTTCGTGGACCTAAACCAGTTGGAATAGTAGTAGATGAATATGGAGAAATATCTAATCGTTGGGGAAGTAAAATAAGAGAAGAAATATTAGAGCCTTCTATTCACTCGTCTGGTGGTTGGATTGATTATGCTGGAACACCTAAAGGAAACAATGACTTTGAACATATAAGAAAGCTCGGGCAAGACCCAACTCAAACAGATTGGTGGAGTAGTAGAAAGACAGTTGAAGATACTGGAATTTATACTAAAGAAGAAATGGACGATATTAAGCGTAATGCTGTGCGTCCTGAGATAGTAGACCAAGAGTACTATTGTAAAGTTGTAGATGGTGCTATGACAGTATTCAAAGGCCATCAAAAGTGTATTGAAGGCAATCTTGAAGAACCTATTGCACAACACCAATATGTTTTCGGCATAGATTTGGCTAGAACATTCGATAGAACAGCGATTGTAGGGTTCGATACACATACTAATCATTTAGTATTCTTTAAAACTCTTCAAAATGAAAGCTGGGAACTTCAAAAAGGAACGATAACCTCAATCTTAAGGAAGTATAATAATGCTCAAGCTTGTATCGATGCCACTGGTATGGGAGATAGTTTTGCTGAACAGTTGGTCTATGCTGGAGTAAATGTAATTCCGTTTAAAATAATATCTAATCAAGTAAAGCGAAATTTAATAGAAAAAGCTGTAATGTTCTTTGAGAATAGATATATAACCTATCCCGATATAGAAGAAATTAAAGACGAATTGAACTCTTATGAATATGAATTAACAACAGCAAATAACATAACTTACAATGCTCCAGTCGGGAAGCACGATGATATAGTTATTGCGATAGCATTAGCAGTGCAATTAATGCAGATAACTCCTACACCATTCAGAGAGCGAACTCGTTATGATGAAGTTCGTGAAGAAATGAATGTTGACGATAGAACAGGATATTGGAGATGAGTAATTTTAATGAAATGTTAAAAAACTATGAGATAAACCATAAGATGAATCTTTTGAAAAAGATTAAAAGAATAGTTACTAAAATAAATTTAGAAGAAATTAAAAGTACACCTGAAGATATATATTGGCAACGATATACAGATTATATGTATAAATTCAAACACTATGAAGAAGTTTCTTAAAGAAGAATTTAACTTGGTTCAAGTAACTAAAATAGCCTTTGCTATATATGGTTTAGTGATTTTAACTTTAATATATCATTCACTCCAAGAAATTTTGTTTGCAATTAAAAATATGATATAATATAAGATAACTAAAAAACTATGAGCAAAAAAGAAAATACAAATCCACAAGTAGATTCAAAAGATGAGAAATCAACCCCGCAATATGCTAATGTAATCAAAGACAAACTTGATGTTATTAAGCAATATCAGAAAGAAAAAGACTATGCTATAAAAGCTCGCCAAACTAAGATAAATAACTGGTTAAAGAATGAAGAACAGTATAATGGTGTAACTCAAAGAACTCTTTTAACTCGTTCTAATCTACACGTTCCAATAGTATTTGAAGGCGTGCAAAATATGTCTTCAAAACTAGGCCAAGCACCAGACGCAGACTTTGAGACTATACCTGAAGGATATGAGAACGTTCCTGATTTAATGAAACACGTTGTCAAAGAAGACTTAGATGATACTAACTGGGAACTAATCTATGAGAACTCTAAAACAGAAGCTGGTATATACGGCAGAACAATTTACAAAATAATCCCTGGTAATGATAAACAAACGATTGAGTTAGTTGATACTTTAGCCTTTCTTATCTCTCCTATAGCTAAAGATACCAAGACAGCTTTATATCAAGGCCAGCAATTTATATATAAAACAATAGAAGAAATAGAAGATGATGCTGATAAAATGGAATATGATATGGAAGAAGTTAATAAACTCAAGATTAACAAAATTCCTAATGAAACAGAACAAACTAATAATTCAGAAGCTTCAGCTAAGAACTTACGTTTTGCTCAAATGGGATTATCAAATACTACTCAATTTGGCTCTAAGGTAGCCGAACTTACAGAATGGTGGACTTACATTGATGGTGAACTTTGCGCTCTTACAGTTGCTAACGATTTATACTTACTTAGAAAACAAAAAGCTAAAGACTTAGGCTTAAAGAGACCTCCATTCATATCGTGGGGAACATATACTCGTGGAATAACATTCTGGTGTCCTTCAGTAGCAGATGTTTATAGAGACCCAAACCTTGCAATAGATGTAAATATAAACCAAGCTATAGATAACAATACTTACAGAAACTTTGGAATGATGTTTGTAGCGTCTTCTTCTGGCCTTAAACAATCATCAATCGTTCCTAGACCTCTCGGGGTTACTTCAGTTACTTGCGCTCCAGGTGAAAACGTAAAAGATAAAGTATGGCAATTTGTACCACCAGAAATCACTTCAGCTTTAACTACGATGCAAACTATTAAAGGCTTTGCGGATAGCGCATCTGGTATGTCTCCAAACATAACTCCTAAACAAGGTAAAGTATCAGTAACTCAGCAAGCTAAACTAAATTCCGAAGTAGAAGCAAAGGTAGTTGTAATGAAACGAAATGCGACACTTGCTTGTGAAGAATTGTATCAGCTTATGTCAGATATAATTTCAACTAAGATGACAAAACCTCGTAAAGTAAAAGTATCTGGTTATAAAAGTCTAACAATCAATGACGTAACTAAAAAGAACTTTGAAGGCGTAAAGATAGTAGCTAAAGCAAGTCCAGCAGAAGATTCACAACAAAACAAAGCTATCAAACAAAAAGCTAAAATGGACTTGTTTACACTCTTTAAAGACGACCCAAAGATTCCTGGCCAGATAGCAATGCGAAGAAGTGTAGCTAAGACTTTTGATATATCCCCAGATGAAATTGAAAACTGGTTTACAGAAGAAGCAAAACAACCACAAGATGTTACTCAAGCAACTGCTACACCTCCAGCCACTCCAGAAGCCACTAAACCAGAAGATAAACCAATGACTGATGCAACAGCTCTATTAAGTGCTACAGGCCAAGGAGCAGCATCTCAAGTACCTCCTATGATTAATAATAATCAACCTAAACAATAATGGATAAAGACTTAGAAAAACTAATAGCAGAAAGAGATTCTTATGATGAAGCATCAAAGTCTTTTATTGATTCGTTTAGATTCGCTAAGTTAGAAATTGGAAAGATTGAAGAAATGAAACGTACTGAGGGATGGAAACTTATTGAAAAGAAAATACGTGAAGAACTTGAAGCTAGAATTATGTTTCTAGTTAAAGATGATTTAAACATTCAAACATTACTTGCTTTGTTAAAGGTTACTGATACGAACAGTATGAGTAAATCTTTACAAGAAGAAATCTTGAAGATAATGCCTGAATAAGGCCAGGAGGGTATCGCAATACGCTCACAATTAATAGTTAATCCAAACTTATATGGATGAAAAAACAAAGTCCGTAGATTCTAACGAGGAATTATACGCTGAATTGCGTAAAACCCTTGAAAATGAATCAGCAGTAGAGGAAACTGTGGCGGCGGACGACCAGAAACCTACAGAAGAGAAACCTTCTGAAAGTGAAATCACAGATGACGATGGGGATATTAGTGAAGAAGAAATATCTAAACTACACCCTAAAGCTCAAAAGCGTATTAAAGAACTAGCAGACAAAGTTAAGGAATTAGCAGACGCCAAAGCCGATGAAATAAAAACATTGCCTGAAGAGTCTCCTGAACCTAAACCTGATGACTCCTATAAATTTAAAGACGTTAAGGAATTTCTAGACGCAGTTGAAGATGAGCCTTCCCGTAAATTGTTAGAGAAATTCTATGGAGTAATTAAAGCAGAAACTTCTACTATACTTGCACCAATAGAACAAAAGAACAATGAAACTAAATTTGAAACAGAGTTTAGTAAATACGAGAAGATAGATGGTTTATCAGATTATAAAAACGATTTGAAAAAAACCTTTCTTCGTAATCCTAATCAGTCCTTTAAAGCATTGATTGGAGAGACTATAGCAGACCTTCAATTGAATAAAGTAAAACCTATAGAGAAGACGCCTTCTTCACCTAATCGTGGTGGAAAAGTAAACACAGATGAAATGACTTTAGAACAGTTATATACAACTTTAGAAAGTCAAAAACAGTAAATTATAAACTTAACATTAAAATATTATGCCTAACGTACACGCAGTAAATAATTGTACATCCAACCCCGGCCTTGCTATAAGTGCAGGAGGTTCTACTCTCGCAAAGATTGGAACAACTTGTTACTTTAGAGTAAATAGCCGAAGTATGGGTGTAGCAGCACAAAACGCACCAGCTTTGACAAAAGCTACACTAGTTTCCCCTTCTGTTAACACAGGAGTAGCTGGTGGTTCTCCTTCAATCGTAAGCAATCAGCTTTGTTTTGGAGGTGTTGCAGGAACAGCTGTTGGAAATCTAGCTTTTGATGACGGCACAGTTGCAACATCAACAGGTTCTTGCCGAATCTACACCTTGTGTGCAGACTCAGCACAAACCGAAGCAGGGACAGTTAGCCTTTATTGGTTAGCCGGTGCAGATTTTCCAAAGCACAGACAAGCACAAGAATCAGATATAGCTCACACTCCATTATCAACTTCAGTTGAAATTGGATATGTATATATCAAAAACGAAACAACAGCAGTATTTGTTCCTGGAACAACTGCTCTAGATGCAGCAAGTATAACGACCGTTTATACAAGTAATTACGGTCAAGACGGAAAATAATCCGTTATTATAAACATTATTAGAATTAATTAAAAAATATTATGAGTACAATTTTTTCAGCAATAGATGTTGGACAAAAGATAGTTACGAAAGAACTGATTGATATTTTGAAACAAAAACTAGTCTGGTACAAAACCGCTAAGGTTCACCCAGTAAGTAAAGGTTCAAACAGTAAAACAGTTATCTTTCGTGGCTTTAATCGCCTAGCATTAGCCTTAACACCATTGAATGAAGGTGTTAGCCCAATGGGTTCAAACTTAACAATGAATAGTGTAACAGCTGTTCTATCACAATATGGTGATTTTACATACATCACAGATGTAGCAGAGTTCCTATATGACCGTTCTTTAGTAAAAGACGCTTCTGATGTTCTTGGAGTTCAATCTTCAGAAACAATCGATACAGTTATAATGAACGTAGTATCAGCAGGAACAAACGTTATTTACGGAGATGGAACAGTTTCAACTCGTGCAACTGTTGGTTCAACAATGTATTTGACATCAACTCTTATCACAAGAGACGTTCGTTTCCTTGAAAGAAACAATGTAGAAAAGTTTGATGCAATGCCAATTATTGGTAATGCTTACGCTTTTGTTATTCACCCAGACGTAGCTTATAACCTAAGAAACGATACTAACTGGATTTCAGCAGTAAATTACTCTTCTCCAACTCCTTCAAACGATAAGAGAGGTGATTTGTTTACTGGTGAACTTGGTTACTGGCAAGGTGTTCGAGTTATCTCGACTACTATGTCTCCAGTTTACGCAGCAGCAGGAGCAAGCTCACAAGCTGTTTACGGATGTCTTTGCTATGGTAAAGGCGCTTATGCAGTTTCCGAATTTAGTGGTGGTTTGAAGACTTATATCCACACTGGTGGAGTACAAGATACTTCTGACCCTCTAGAACAACGTTCAACCGTTGGTTGGAAGTGGGAAGGTGTTGCAGCAATCTTAGACAACAATCGTATCGTTCGTAACGAAGTTTCTGCTACATTAAGTGGCACAACTGCTTAGTTATTTAAAAACTAAATAGTTTATGACTTCAAAGGGGAGAGTTAAAAGCTCTCTCCAAATGAGGTCGTAAACATTATAATTAACGAGGGTATTCAAATACGCTCACAAATAAAAATATTATGAACAATGAATTTAAGTTTTCAACATTAAGACAATTTGGTAGTGAAAATGTTAGTTTTACAGCAACTGTACATTCTGATAATGCAACTCTTTCTGAAAAAGAAATTGAAGCACAAATCAATCAAATAGATACAGCACTTACAAAAGCATTCATCGCAGTTCAAGAGAGAGAAATCAATGAAAAGCAATTACTTGTAAACGCTTCAGAACGAAGACGAGCAGAAGTTGCAAAATTAGATGCTTCTCTTAAAGAAGAAATGAAAGCTAAAGAGTTGGCTCAAAAGACTATGGCAGAGGCCGAAAAGTTATCAAAAAAACTATCAAAAAAATAAAATGGATACTACACCAAAAGTAAAAGCAGTAAATGCTACATCTAAAGTTGTAACAGACAAAGATGAAAAAGTAACTATCTTTATAGATAAAGAAATGACAGCTGGCGGTATCCACGTTAATGGAAAGCTTTATGTTGGAAGTGTAACAGTTTCTAAAGGTCAAGCAGAAGACCTAATAAGAATACAAGAAGAACACTGGGAAACAGTTAAGAAATTAAAAGACCCATCTGTAACAGTTAGAATGAAAAATGATTTTCAGAAAGAGAGATTATTTCTTGCAGACCCAGCAGAGAATGCAGGAAAAAGAAATTTCACTAGAGATTATGGACTTCTAGGTGTACGAGAATGGTCGTTCTGTACTCCAGCGTTTAAAGAAGAATTATTAGATAAGCGCAAGCAATTATACGGATATTAAAATGGCACAACAGCAAAATCAAAGTAAATTAGGTTCAATGAAACCTTCTAAAATTGATGGACCAATCAGAACAGCAACAGGAAGTATTGTAAAAGGTAATTCTATTGGTGCAGGTTGGGGTGGAGAAAAACCTATGAAGAATACAATGAAAAAAACAGTTAAAAGTGTAGCAAAAAAAATGCCAGAAAAAATGGCTAAAATAATTAACCCTATGAAAGGAAAGAAAGCAGTAAAATCTCCTTCAAAAGGTTCAGTATTAAAATCAGTTCGTAAAACAATGGGTTACTAGCCACTTAGGGAGCATCGAAAGGTGCTTCCAATAGTGGTTACTAACCACAAAATATTATGACAACACATTGGATAGAATATATACCAGACGCATTAGTTCCGATAGAAGAAAATCTTGCTTATGATAGTGCAGGAGATATTTATGATAATAATAATGACTTCTATGATGGAACAAGTCGTGGCTATCCAGTCGTTTGGACAGTTCAAACAGGTTATTAACAATTAATTAACAAATATGAGTACAACATTTCCAACAACAAAAGATACATACGTAAACCCAACACCAAATAGTCCTCGTGATAATCCTTCACTTGCAGGACAAATCACAGACAAGAATGATGCTATTTTAGCTCTTGAAACTAAAGTAGGAGTAAATAGTTCTACAGACCATAATTCACATGATTATAAACTTTCTGGAGTTATTAGTTCAGATAAAGCAGTTTCATTGACAGGTTCAGAAGCTTTGACTAACAAGAATTTAACAGCTGGAACTAATACATTTCCAACGCTTAATCAAGATACTACTGGAGTAGCAGGCGGATTGAAATCAGCTACTACTTCAGTGATTGTGTCAGCGGCATCTGCTCCTAGCGCAGGCCAGATTCTTACAGCTGTAGATAACCATACAGCGATATGGCAAGCACCTGCAGTGACAGGACAAGTAATTGAAGAAACTTTAAATGCAAGTATGACTTTAGCAGCAGGACAGCCAGTTGGAGTGAATGAAGCAGGTCAAGCAGCTAGTGCTTTTAGGATGTATGATACTTTATCTATGACACCATCAGGTTCTGTAAATGGATATAGCTTAGACCATACAGTTCAAATAAATACAGATAAAATAGTTCAATTAAACTATACTAACAATAATTTATATGCAACAATCGGAACAATTACAGAAACTAATAAAACTTTAGCTCTAGGCACACCAGTTTTAGTTACTTCTTCTGTTAATACTTCTTTTTTTGTTTCTGTATCCAAACTAGATGCAGATAAATTTATAGTTTTTTATGTGAACAATGCTTCAGCAGTAATTGTAAAATATAGAATTGGAACAGTTTCAGGAACAGTAATAACATTTGGCTCTGAAACAACAGCATACACATCATCAAGTAATATTTTTGGATTATCTTCTGATTTTATCTCTACAAACAAAGGAGTATTAGCAGTAAATACAGCAGGAAATGATGGAGTAGCAGTAGTATTTACAGCATCAGGAACAGTGGGAACATTTGGAACACCTTTAACTCTTTCAACACACGTTAAAGCAGCTTCTAATAATATTCAAGTTAGAACAACAAATACAGATAAATTTATGGTAGTTACTTATAATGGTTATTGCCAAGTATGCACCTGTGCTGGTGGAACAACTATTACAGGCGGTGCTGAAGTTCAATTTACAACAACTATCACTAATTCTTTAGGTTCTGAATTTTTAATAGTGCCAACGACAGATACAGTAGTAATTTTGATAAATGAAGATAACACTAATATTAAATCTGATTTAGTTTGTGGAACAATATCTGGAACAACGCCGTCTTTCGGAACTATATTAACAAATATTTCTTACGGTGCTTATGGAATAGTAGTAAATTCTTCTTCATCTTTTGTCTTTTTCGGGCGGATAGCAGGAGAAGCTTATTTTTCAAAACTATATACTATAAGTGGAAATACATTAACAGATGCGGGTTATTTGGTTTATGGATTTGGTGCTCAAACACCAACATACCCAATTTCTTTGGGAAGTCTTTATATTAGTTTCACTTGGAGTATGAATGTTCTTTATTACTATATTTCAGGAATGTCTAATAATTTCATAGGTATAGCACAATCAGCAGTTACAGTCGGACAAGCAGTTAATGTATTAGTTAGAGGTTTAGATGTAAATCAAACAGGACTTATAACAGGTGGGACATATAATATAGTTTCAGGAGTATTAACACCAGTTAATAGTTCAGAGAGTCCAATTATAGCAAATAAACTTATCCCAATAGGTAAAGCATTATCAGCAACAAGCATATTAATCTAATGGACGATATTCAATCACAAATTGACGACATATTATCAAGACTAGATGAAAATGATTCATCTTTTAGTGATTTGTCTGATTCTGTTGATAGTTCAACAAGTGATTTACAAAGCACTCTAGATGACCAGTCTTCAACTATTAGTGATTTACAAGAAGCATCAGGACAATTAACTTTTCCACTTACTCAAGAAACAATAGACTTAATAAAAGAACAATTTCCTGTTGGACAAGTAACTTTATCTGGTGGAACTACAACTCTTAAAGATGAAAGAATATCAACTAATTCAAATATCTTTCTTTCAGTTAATACAGCAAATGGTAGTTTAGGATTTTTAAGTTCAGTAATAACATCAGGACAAGCTATTATAAATAGCAGTGATGTAGGCGACAATAGTATTATTAGTTATTTAATTATATAAAATGGCACAATATCAAGGACTTCAATATAATGATACAGCAACAGCAACCCTAGCAGGGTTAAAGCAAGATATTTACTTTCTTGGTAAATGTAATGCACAATCTATTTCAGATGGAGATATGAATAGAATAATTAATAAATATTATGCTCAAGCGCAAGAAACAATAAGAGAGATAAATGAAAATTTTTATTTAACAGTTGCAACAGCAGACTTAGCAATCGGAGATGGTTCATATAACTGGCCAGATGGAACTTCTGCTCCTGCTTATCAAAAAGTAAAATCAATTTGGGCAGCATTTACTCCTAATGATATAACAGCACCGAAACCAGAAGAATTTGTTAGAGCTCAATCAGTAGACCCAGACTCAATAGTAAATCCAGCATATACATATTCACCAGAGTCATCAAAATCTTTAATCTTTGGAGATTATTTTGTTCTTCTTCCTTTAGTAACAGATGCAACAAGATATCCAGTTAAAAATGGTGTAAAAATATACTATGTACCAACTTTAGATAAACTAACTAGCGATACAGATAAACCTAAATTATTTCCAGACCTTCACGATGTAATAACTTACGGAGCTTTAATAGAAGTACATGATAGACTAGGAAATGATAAAAAGAAATCAGACGCACAAGCTATGTTTAAGAAAAGAATGAACGAACTTAAAGCTTATGCTTCAAACCATATTCCAATAGAACTTGGTATAGTTGAAGGACAAGAAGAAGCAGGAGGATGGGAATTCCCTTATGGTTTTAACTCAATGGCATAATGACACCAGAACAAGATAACAATTTTATAGATAGACTAAATGAAAGAGAACCAGCTTCAGAAGTTTCACATTATGATGAAGCAACAGATACAGAAGATGTTCAATTAGAATTTAATGAAGACGACAATGAGTAAAATAATATCTCTAAACAATTTTTTAAAGATGAGTCCTGAAGCCCCTCAATACACTGATAGAAATCAGCATTATTTAATATCTGGTGCAAACCCAACTTACTATTTAGACACCTCAGGAACTCAAGAAGAACAAATAGCGCCTCTTATAGCATCACTTGATTGGAAAGCAATAACATCATCTTTAGATGGAAATATAATTGCTATGATTCCAGCTTCAATCAGTGCTAGTTATTCAATATTTTTAATGACAAATACTTCTCAAGTATATGGAATTACTTCTAATAATGGTCCAACAGGTATTGTTTCTTTTGGTTATCCATCAGGAACAGCACAAGTTAATATGCCAACCGGAAAACTAACTGTAGTAAATAATAATATTTATGCAGGTTTATATAATGATAACAGACTATATTATACAGGTAATTTACTTGCTTCTAAAGTTGTTTCTATTTCTATAGGAACACCAGCAGTAATAACTTTAAATAATCATAGACTTATAGCAGATAACCAAATTCAATTTGGAACATCAGGAACATTACCAACTGGTATAACAGCTGGAACAACATACTTTGTTCTTGCGGCAGGACTTACTTTAAACACTTTTGAAATATCTTTAACTTCAGGTGGAGCACCAATTAATACTTCAGGAACTCAATCAGGAGTACAAATATATTCACAAACACTTTGGACTCCATTTATTACATCAAGTGCATATATAGGACTTTATACTTATTTAGAACCATTTTTAGAATATTGTATTATAAATACTACTTCAAGTGTTATTAAAAAAATAGACAATTCATATTCTTTACTTACTGGACTTAATTTAGGTACTGGTTGGAATATTCAAGGATTTAAAAACTATAATGATAAATATTTAGCGATAGCAGCACAACTTGGAAACGACTTCACTAATAATTGTTTATTCTTATGGAATGGTAGAGATGATACTTATAACTACTCAATGAAGATACCAGGAAAGTTTGTAGACATGAAAGTAATTAATAGTGTTCTTTATGTTGTAGTTGCTATTAATACAAACAAAACTGTTGTGTATCAATTAAGTGGTACAAATTTAAAAGAAGTATTTGAACCACAATATTCTAAAATAGATGTTAGTGGTCCATACTATCAGTACATAGACCTTTATTGTTTATTTAACTATCAAAATAACATAGGACTTAGACTAACTTCTAATTCAGATTTAACTTTTCCTTTAATGGTTTATGGTAATTCACCAGTAGGAAAATCAGAATTTATATTAACTTCAGGAAATCAATTTAATCAAATAATTTTAGGTTCAGATGGTATTTTGTATGCTTGTGAGTTTATTCCAAATGGGGTTTCAAATTTATATTACTATCCACTTACAAATACAACAAGTCAACCAATTTTATATCGTTCTCAATGGATTCCTTGTAAGAATGCTCAAGGACTTGATATTATTTATGATACACCTCCACAATCAGGTACTGACGCAATAAATGTAACAGTTTATGGAGATGGCGAAGATATAATCACAGGAACTTCAACTACTACACTAGATGCAATCACACCAACCAATTTTTTAAATCAAAAAAGAACTCGTTTAGACCTTAAAGGTTTTGTGGGAGATAAAATAAAGATAGAATTATCGACAGTCAATTCAACTTGGAGACCAATCATCCGAGAGATTAACTTAATTACTCAATAATGGTATAATATAAAGCAATGGACACAACAGACTTAACTAAAAAAGATTCGCTAGGAGGAACATTACAACAAACTAAACCGGGTGGACTTCAACCAAATCAAATCAATGATATTTTTAATCAGCAATTAAATCGTGATGCAACACCTCACGAAGTAGTTACACATCAAAACTCTCCTATTCAAACTCTAGCTAATCTAAAAGACACCCACGCTAAACTAAACCCAAATTCTATTGTTGATTATTTAACTTCAGTTGGTCAAGATTCTTCAATGGCTAATCGTCAAAAACTAGGCCAGCAATACGGAATAACAAATGTTGGAACAGCAGAAGGCAATATGGCTCTTTTGAATGCTATTAAAAGTGGAAAACCAGTAACTCCTCCAACTGTACCTGGTGCAATTTCAACTAATACTACAAATACAACTAATACAGACAATACAATAAACACTACTGACACAACTAACACAGTAGGAGGCACAGTAGCGGCAGCAGCAACCCCTCAAGCACCCGTTGACGACCCTATCGCTACAGCCAAAACGAGCGTAGATACAGCGTATGCAACACAACAATCAGCACAGCAAGCAGTAAACGATATAGACAAACAACTTGCAGCTCTTAAACAATCAAAAATGGACGAAATCGCTCGTTCTGGCGGTGTTGTAAACGAAGCTTCTCTAACTTCTGAACTTCTAAGAGAAAATGAACCTCTCCTTGCTCGCCGAAAAGAACTTGCAAACGAATACACAAAAGCAAATCAAGACTATCAAAAAGCCAAAGGAGACTATACTAATGCTCAAAATCAAGCAGCTAAACAAGCAAACTTAGACTTAGCTAAAGAAAAACAAGCATCTCAAGAGTCTCAATTTGCAACCAAAACAGGAATTCAACAAGAACAATTTGATACTAAAACAGCAATTCAACAAAAACAATTCGAAGATAAATTAATCCAATCAGGTTATAAAAAAGTAAATGATTATTCAGACGGTAGTAAGGTTGGAGAACACTTCGTAAATCTTTCAGGTAAGTCAGTTAAGATAGATTCAACAGGTAAAGAAACATTGATTGGTTCTGGTTCTTCTATTGGCTCTAAAGGAAGTAATATATCATCAAGCGCAGTTAATACATCTAAAGGTAATGTAACCTATACAGACTTTGCTAAAGTACCAGATGCTCCAACTGATGAGAATAGAAATACAGCATATCCTGGAACACTTGGTGCAACTTACGGCCAAGTATTTGAAGACGCAGTTAGATATGCACAAACTGGTAAATATCAGAAAATGGGTATGAGTAGTAAGCCTTCAGCTAAAGCATACGATACAGCAGTTAAAACAAAAGCAGCTAACATTGCAGCTTCACTTGGAATGACCGAAACAGAATTAACAGCAGCTTATAAAGCAAATAGTACAGCAATCGGTAAACTCATCACAATGAAATCTACAGTCGCAGCTTATGAAAACAAAGCTAAAGCTCAGATTGATATGATATTAAATGGTTATAAAGACCCAGTATCAGGTAAACAAGTACCTTCATTGAATGACAGTGTTACAAGAGATAATTGGCAATCAGTTAACTCAGCCCTTGTTGCGTTTAAGATTCAAAAAGGAGATACACCAGCTAAATTACTTTCAAACGCGCTTATCACATTCTCAAATGAATATGCAAAGATTATGGCAGGCTCAACTGGTTCAGCAGCAGGTTCTTCAGACTCAGCTAGACAAGAAGCAGCATCTCTTATTTCTACTGCTCTTACAAACGGACAACTTTCTGACACCCTTGGACTCTTACAGAAAGAAATGGATACAACTATTCAAGGATATGATACACAAATCAAAGAAACTTCTGGTTCAATGTCTGTCGGTACTAAAACAGAACAACCAACAGTTAATGCTCCAATAGCAAAAGGACAAATGACTTCTAATCAATTCGTTGATACTGTTTTAACAAATCTCGGAATGAAATATGATGACTTTATAAAATCAGTACCAAAAGGAAAAATTGCAATCATAAATAATGCAACAGGTGAAACAGCGCTCGCAGATAATGACAATGAAATTACTAGCGATTATACAAGAATTTAATTATGCCAATCACACCATTTAATCCAAAAGCAACAGCTACACCGACACCATCAGCTAGTGGTATTCAAGTTTGGAAGCCTGGACAACCAGCCCCTGTTGCAACCCCTCAAGCACCAGCACCTTCTTATACAGATAAAATGAAAAGCTTAGTACCTGGTTCACAACTACCTAAACCTAATCTAGTAGAATTAGGAAAAGGTTTAGTTAAAGGGGTAGGAGAAACGTTAGGACAATCTAATTTTGCAACTCCCGGAATAACAGGTGCAGATATATTTAACGTAAAACCTAAAATAGACCAAGCAACTAAAGCAAGCAACAAAGACCAGGCAATGGGTAAAAATTTAGAAAAAATTGGAGAACTTGCGATACCTTTTGGAGCTGAGGAAACTATCCCAACAATTGAAAAGGCTGGAGCAAGTTTAATTGAAAAAGCTGCCGGTAAAACAGAAACAGCAGAACAATTAACTGGTAAAATAGTTCAAGGTAAAATAGAGGATATTCCAAAAGCTCAAAAAGTATTGTCCCAAGTAGATACTTCAAAAATAAAAACTTATGCTGACTTGACTAAAGCCCTAGATGAAAAAGTTAAAACAGTTTCTGGTTCTTTAGATTCTATCTTAGAGAAAAATACAACAGTAAAAAAATTAAATGATTTATCTACTGGAATTAAAATAGGCGATAAAACTGTATCTCATAACTATGTTACAGATGCCTTAGAACAACTAAAATCACATTTTACCTCAGTAAATGATATTGCTGGCTTAGAAAAGATAAATCAGTTAGAAGCTAAAGCAACTGAAAAAGGTTTAACCGTAAAAGAAATAAATGACCTTGCTAAACTACACGGAAATACAATAAATGCTTTTAATGCAAACGGACAAGCTGCTTCAGGACTTACAAAACAGGCTGCTGAAAATACTAGAACAGGATTAAAAACAACGGCTAGAGATATTTTTGGAGGCTCTGAATATAAAGCACTTGATAAACAAATTTCAGATACAATAAGAACTAAAGATTTAGTAGGTAAGGTAGAAGAAGGTGTCAACAAGTTAAAACAAAGAGTAACTGAAAGAGGTTGGGGAGAAAAATTAGGAAGACTAGTCTTTCAAGTTGCTGATAAAATAACAGGCGGAGGATTAAAAGGATTTGTTCAATCTTTTGTTCCTAGAGGTGAAGGCCTTAAAATTATGAACGCTCTAGACCTTGAAAAAGGACTACAAAAGAATTTGGAATCTCTAACTAAAGCTCTAAGTGCTAAGACAGAGGAAGAAGCTACTACTGAATTAAACAATATCTTAAAACCTAAATTGCAAGGAAGTTTAAAAGGTAACGGCGAAATCCGACCAACTAACGAAACAAATTCAGTCAAAACTTTCAACGAAATAAAACCAGCAGAGAATCTTTCTCCAGAAGACAGAAAGGTTGAATCTGCGGCTATCAAAAAACTACAAGATAATCCTCAAAAGTTAATAGAGGAATATAAAAAACTACCAGACACAAAGAACGGTAAAATAGTAAATAGTGATAGTGCTAGACGTCTATTTATAAAAGAAGGCTATAAAGGAACTAACGCGGCCGCCGTACAAGAACCAGCTTCAGCTTTGGCAAAACATTTATACAAAGAAGGTCTAAAAAATGAAGGTGATGCTTTTATTTTTGCTGGTGGCTCAGGAACAGGAAAAACAAGTGCAGCTCAATCTTTAGGCCATATTAAAGAAGCTTTGGATAACGCATCTGTTGTTTTGGATGGTAACCTATCCACAATAAAATCAGCAGAAGCAAGAATAGGAGAAGCTCATTCGGCCGGTAAAGCAGCAAAAATTAACTATGTTTACAGAGACCCAGTAGAATCTTGGAATAGTGTAGTACATAGAATGCTTAGTAATGAATTAGAGATGGGAAGAGCAGTACCCGCTTCGGTAGTTGCAGAAAATCATATTGGGAGTTATAATACTATTAAGGACTTGTTGAGCCGTGGTTCATTCAGTACAGGAGAAGTTGAAATCAACTTGATTGATAACTCTCTTGGAAAAGGAAACCAAACAATAATGGAAATCAGTAAGTTTCATTCTTTGGAGTTTGACTCTAAAGAAGGTTTGCAAAAATTATTTATTAATGAAACAAAGAAATTATATGAAAACAAAACAATCACAAAAGCTCAATACGAAGCTCTCATTAAATAAAGGAAAAAAGATTATTGTAAATAATCCTAATAGTATTTTTCTAAAAGCTTCTTTGGAAGCACTAAAAACCAGTAAAGATATAGGTTAATTCGGGTTAAAAGTTATCCACAGTTTAGTGTAAACAAAACTTGACATTTAAATAAAGAAAGAATATACTCTATATGTAGTTTGTTCTTTGAGTTTTCAAATCTTAAGTTTCCCCCTGGATATAACTGACAGCAATTCCAGGGAGAAATTATTTTTAATTTTCTTTTTGAAAATTATGATTGACTCGTCATCAATCATTCATTATTAATTATTATAAATAACTATGAGACAATATACATTGATTATAAGTGGAGATTCAAGTTTTAGTTTGGTTAATGAGACTGATAAAGATGTAATGACAGATTACTTTCCAGGAATTTGGGCTTTATCAACTCAGAAAAGTGTATTGAAATATGCTAAACAATACATAGATAATGGAGATGAAGTTACTGTTAGTGATTATGATAATGCTAAGCATCACGTTCTAGCTAACAAGTTTATCAAGGAGTTAGGAATTAATCAGCCATTGTTCCCAGAAGTAGATATGACTATTAAAAGTGTAGTAACGAATGGAAAGCCAGCTACTCTCGGAGCTTTAAAGAAATTTTTAACAGTCGGTAAAAAAGTTAGAATTGAAAACTCTCAATTCCCAGATAGAAGTCGAGATACAGAAGTTACTCTAAACAATACAACAAGTTTTGCAACTAAAAAAGGAACTGGACAAAGTTGGAGTTACTGGAATAAAGCTACTGATTGGGGATTTGACAATGACGGAGCAACATCATATTTCTTCGATAGTCGAGAAGGAAAAATGATACCAAGTTATAAAGTAATTTATTAAATATATGATACATAAAAAAAAGGATTGTGTGGCAAGTGATATGATAATTTCAGATTGTTGCGGACTAGGTTGTGCTAATTGCGGGGTATGTAAATGTGAAGATAAACCAATTCCAGGTAAACAATATTCTTTAACTGGAGGTAAAAATGATAAATGTATTATGAATGGAAACAGTTGGTCGGAATCATTAGTAGATAATAAATAAAAAATTATGGACTCACTATTAAACGAAATGAAACTAAACTTTAAACGAGGACAGAAAATAAAATATATAGCTTCTGGTGGCGAACACAGAACTGGAACTTATGTAATGGCTTCAAGTGTTGAAGGTTATGTAGTTCTTGATAGAGGTAATGGTCAACCAATAGTAGTACCTTTAAACAAAATAATTAAACAAAAGAAAAAAAAAGAAATAGACCTTGCTCAATTAATTGTAGATGAGTTAAGAAAAATAAAATGAACCCACTACAAAACCTAAAAAATTTCCTTAAAGGAAAAACAATAAAAGAAGCATCCAAGAAATTGGGTGTTTCTAGGCAAACAATCTATAATTGGCTCAATGGAAAGCATAGTTTCACACTAAAAAATTGGGAAAAGTTAAATAATTGTGTTAAAAAAACTAGAAATATGTTATAATAGGTTATTATACAAAATAATAAACCTATACTAGATGAAACAAAAAGAAGTTAAGAAAGTTTTAATTATCTCCGACGAATGGCTCGCTCCTTCTTTGGCTCTTTGCTTACAAAATGAAGGTTGTGATGTTAATTTAGCCTTAAAACGCCCTACAAACATACTCAAAGGCACATTAAAGCGTATAAAGTACTCTGACAGGCTTGAATTTGCTTCAGTTTGCGACTTAGTAATCTATGAGGACAAGTCTAACAAAGGAGAATCTAGCGACCTTAGAAAGCAAGGTTTAAGCGTAATCGGTGGTGATAAACTAACAGACAAACTAGAACTAGATAGAACTTGGGCTAATAACATAGCTAAAAAGTCTGGTATTTTAGTGCCAGAAATGATTGAAATATCTTCTTTTGAAGAAGTCAGAGACATAATCAAAGAACGTGGAGGTAAGTGGGTTCTCAAACAACAAGGCAAGATTGACGAGATTAAAGGTCTTAACTTCGTAGCAAAGATGCCTAATTCAGAAGACTTGTTAGACTTCTTGCCTATACTCGAAGAACGTTGGGAAGATGGCGTTGAAAAAGACTTTGTACTTCAAGAAAAAGTTGAAGGCCACGAAATGGCAGTCGGCTCTTATTGGAATGGTCAAGAATTTATGAAAGATTCTGATGGCGATGAAATCTGTGAAGAAAACTGGGAACACAAATCTCTTTTCCCTGGTAATCTTGGCGAGTCTACTGGTGAACAATATACTGTAATGCAATACACTAAAGCAAAGTATTCTAAAATCTTTAAAGAGACTTTAGATAAATGCCGAGTACTTCTTAAATCAATAGACTTCAGAGGCGATATAGATATAAATACAATCGTTACAGAAAAAGGTGCTTACTTCTTAGAGTTCACACCTAGAATGGGAGTACCAGCAACTTCAGCGCAATTAGAAATACACAAATCAAGTTGGTTTGAGTTTCTAAAAGCTATGGCAGATGGCAAGCAAGATAAAAATTTTAAATACGACGACAGATACTGTATAGTATCTTGGCTCTACACTAAACCTTTTCCAGCAGTAAACTTTTCTAAGCTAAATAAAGAATTTGAAAACCCTCAAGGCCTTGAAGAAATCAAACAAGCTATATCTTTTAAGATGTCTAATTCAGAAGGTATAAAACTTAACTTTACTAAAGACTTCACTAAAGAAGATTGGTCGCATATATATCCCGATGGTTTAAGATTCAAAGATGACAGACTTGAAATAGCCAACGAAGATGGGTATGTACTCACAGCGTCAGTACAAGATACAACTGTTGAACAAGCTGGTGAAAAACTAAACGAACTCTTAAAGAAAATAATCGTGCCAAAAGCATTCTGGAGAAATGATTTCACAAATTCAAACTTTCATAAATGCAAAGACGACTTAGAAGCTTGGGGTTATATCATAGCCGATACTGAAAAGAAAAAAATGCACCAAAAAGAAATCAAAGCACAGAAAGATGAAGCGAAAAGACAAGAAGTTCGCAAAGCATTAAAAAAAATAATAATCTAATATGGATAAAAAGAAAAAACTAACAGAAGCATATATAAAAACATCTAAGCCAGAAGAAATACTATTAGACACAGTTGAGAAACTTCAAGAATTTGATACTAAAGTAAAAGAAATTGAACAAAAATTTAATGATACTTATGATTTTGCGCTAGATAATAAAGAAGAAACTAAACAAAAATTAATCAATATATTAAAACCTCTTATACCAAAACCACTTAAAGGAAAAGATGCTGAAAATCCCTCTGATGAAAAACTGTTAGAAATAATAAAACCTTTAATCCCAGAACCAAAGAATGGTATAGATGGTTCACCAGATACAGCAGAACAAGTACGAGACAAAATAGCTTCCCTTGAGGGGGCTGAAAGACTTTCAGTATTATCTCTTAAAGATACAGAATGGCTTAAGGGTGCTAAAGACCAATTTATTCAAGGAAATATAGTCGGAGGTATTCTTAAAGTAAATCACGATAATACTCTTTCTGGTGATGGAACAAATGATTCACCTCTTAAAGTAACAAGTTCAGGAGTAACTAAATTTACACAACTCTCAGATGTCCCAGCCTCTTATTCAGGGCAAGGAGGTAAAGTCGTTAGTGTAAAATCTGATGCTTCAGGACTTGAATTTACAACGAATGGTACAGGTGATGTAACAGGACCAGCAGGAGCTACAGGAGACGATATAGCAGTCTACAATGGAGCTACAGGTAAACTAATCAAAGATGGAGGAAAGAAAATATCTGATTTAGCCCTTGCTTCAGATTTAACTAACTATGAATTACTTTCTAACAAACAGACAGACTTAACAGCAAGTGCAACTAAATATCCAACAGTAAATGCAGTCAATACAGGATTAGCAACAAACTCAGCTAATGACCAAGCGTTCGCCATCGCAATGTCCTTAGCATTAAGTTAATTATTAAATAATGTTATAATATAATATATGAAAAAATTAGTAGGACACGACATAGGAACATATACATTTGATAAAACAGCCAAAACTGTTACTTTAAGTGGTATTCCACCTATCACTTTGGAGCAGATACTTTTAATAACAAACACAACAAGTAACACAATAATTTATAACTTTGCTGTTTCTGGGTTAGGTGGTACTTATGTTCCTGGAACAGGAGTATTAACTCTAGCATTTAACACAGGTTCAATGAATAATACTGATAATCTTCAGATTTTTATTGACGTAACAACCAACGGGGCAGTCCCTCTTTTAGCAGAATATAAATCTCCCGATGATTTCACAGCCGCCTACACCTCGTCTAGCACTATAACAGTTTCAAATCTTCCTTTCACAGTAACAGATAGTTCGCAGATACGATATATAAAACAAGTAACAACTACAAATCTTTCAAATGTATATTTCAATGGATACAATGGTTGCACGATGCAGATAGTTCCTTCAACTGGTGTTATAACAATCTATGGAGTAGGTACACCATTTCTTTCAGGTGATGTTTATGAAGTTGGCTTCTCTGGTGTCTTAAAAGCGTATGATGCAACTCTAGATATAACAAAAACGATAGACCAATCCCCAACGTGGACTCGTAGGACAGATGTAGAAAGTCTTTTATCTTCTGCTTATACTCTTACAACTTCTTTCGCTAACCTTGGTCCAGTTGTAGATTGTAGAGGGTATGAAACAATCGCATTTTTTATAAAATGTACAGTTCAGCAATCAACAAATATTCAATTTAAACTTCTTGCTTATCATACTTATGGAGGTTCTGAAGCGTGGTCAATACCTATAGAATTAGTTTCTTCAGGTCTTGATACTATATCTACAGAAATAGTAAAATTCCCAGATAGTGCAAACTTCTTATACATATTAAAAGCAAAAGTAGACAATGTAATTCCTTATTTACAAGCTCAAGTTATGATGGGAACGGATGGTGGTACAGATGGAACTATCGATACGTTCTATGTAACAAAAGGATACTAATATGATTGATAAAAAATTACAAAACGTACCAAAAGGAAGTGGAACTCTAACAGCAGGAGTAACAACAACAGTAACTAATGCAAATGTTACAACTACTTCAGTTATTATGATTGAACCTACAAGTGTAGCTTTTATTGCATTAACACCTTATGTTTCAGCTAAGGCAGCAGGTAGTTTTACTTTAACAACTTTAGCTGCAGCAGGAACTGAAACTTTTGACTATATTATAATTAACTAAAATAATTTTATGGAAGAAACACCAACAGTAGAAGAAGTAATAGCATTAAATACACAAGATACACTAACCCCTAGTCCAAAACTAGAGCCAACAGACGAGCAAAAAGCTCAAATCACTGTTCTCTTAAACGCAGGTTTTTCACCTTGCGATATTTTTACACAAGCATTCCTCCCTATTGAATGGAGTATAGCAATAGAAGCAGAATGGAAAGCATCTCAAACTGAAGAATTACCAATAACTCCAGAAGAATAATATGGCAAAAGAGTCATTAAAATCAGTTGACTCAAGAGTAATTTTTAGAAGCACATTCAATTCATTTGATGATGTGGCTAAAGATGGTGGCGTTTTAACTAACGCTACTATTAATAATGGTGTTCTAACTTTTAATGGCACAACTTCCAACCTTTACTACACCCCCGAAATCATAACTGTTGGAACTGTTAGAATGAAAATTAAGACAACTTCTATCGCTACACTTCGTCTTATTTTAGACTTCAGATATCCTTCAGTTGGTGGTACGGCTTCAGGAACTGGATTTATTTATAAAGATACTAATAGTTTAGCTTTAGCTGTTTCTACTGGGACTGTTTATATCAACGGAGTAGCTAATATAAATCTACCATCAGGAGCTTGGGCTGATATTGTAGTATCAGGAATGACAATCTCAACTGGCACAACTTCAGCTATGAGAGTAGGAAGCTTTGGAGCAAGTAATGTATTTAATGGTGATATTGAAATAATTGAAATTTATAAAGGAACTCTCACAGCCACCGAAGTCGCAGAACTTTATAAGAATGACCTTTACACTTTTCCTCAATCAGCCAAAGACTACACTTTTAATTTTAATTGCTTGAATGGATATTTAAACGATAGCAAGGGAGCAACAATAACAAACACAGGTGCAAGTGTAACTAATGATGGTGGAGTAAATGTTTTATTACCAACAACTACAAGTACAGTATTAACCAATAGGGCTATATCATCTTTATTCTCAGCTTCTACTTGTACTATTTCGGTTTGGTGTAGACCAACTGGAATAGCCCCGACTAGAACAGCTTCCTATGACGGACAAGATATAGTGATTGATTCAGATGGTGGTGCGACTGGTGGATATATATCAATTTCAAGAACAATAATTGGTGGTAATGATAGAATTTGGGTAAATGTTTGGGACGGAGTGGAAAGGAAAGTTGGAATCACTTACAATAATGATGAATGGGTAAATATAGTTTTAGTACACACAGGCGGACAACTTTATGGATATAAAAACGGAGTATTGGTTTCTAATGTAGCCGCTGGAAATATACAAGTTGTTTCGGAGCTTCTTCGCATAGGAACTAAATATACAGCTACACCTCCAGTAAACTTTGCTGGTAGAATCGGTGAAGTCAACACTTGGAATAGGGCTTTAACTCAAACCGAAATAACTCGTCTTTATAATTCACAAAAGAATAGATATGTCTAAAATATTCAGCACACAATTTAATAAAGGAAGT